CGGCGTAAGCAGTTTGAGGTTGCCATGAGCGGCAACCCCACCATGCTCATCTGGCTTGGAAAGCAGTTCCTTGGCCAGACGGATAAAACGGCTGTGACTGGAGCGGATGGTGGACCACTCCAGGTGAGCGTGCTCGATAGTATCCTCAAGGGAGAATGAAGCCGCTCACTGTAGTACAGAAGGCCAAAATCCGTAGTACACTCACGGACCCGATCAAGTTTGTATTACACTGGCTGGGGTCCGACCTGTGGAGCGTCCAGAAAGAAATAGCTATGGCGCTCACAAAGCCCCAGGCGAAGGTCAACGTAAAAGCGTGCCATAGCAGCGGCAAAACTTTTGAAGCGGCGCAACTCGCGCTCTGGTGGCTGGCCCGGTACGAGAACGCTATCGTGGTGACCACGGCTCCCACGAAAAAGCAGGTTGAGGTCCTGATGTGGGGTGAAATCCACAAGGCCCTCGTCAAGAGCAAGTATCCCTTCCCGTCTGCCAACCTCACAAAGCTGGAGTTTGATAAGACCAAGTACCCGATGCGCTACGCGTTGGGCTTCACGACAACAGTCCAGCAGCAGGATGAGGGCGTCAAGTTCCAGGGCTTCCACGCTGACCACGTGCTCATCATCATCGACGAAGCCCCCGGCGTTGATCCGAAGATCATCGAAGCGATTGAGGGCATCCGTGCCGGCGGCGACGTGCGCATCTTGAAACTGGGCAACCCTACCATCTCCTCTGGCGCTTTCTACGACGAGTTTCACAGCAAGCGGGCGAGCATCCAGCCATTCACAATCAGTGCGTTCGACACACCCAACTTCGAAGGCATCAAGCTTTCCTATGAGGCTCAGGACTCAGAAGGCGCTCCAATCACCGTAACGCTCGGTGATCCCAACGGCCGCGACCTGATGGACCTGAGCGAAGAGGAACTTGGCCAGAACGTGATGCCATGGCTGACCACCAGGCGGTGGGTCAAGGAACGGTTTGAGGAGTGGGGGCCGGGAGACTTCCGCTGGGATTCGCGCGTGATGGGAGATTTCCCCTCTCAGAGTCCTGATGCCCTGCTCTCCCTGGCGTGGCTGGAGCGCGCGCAGCGGGACACGCGGACATATGAGGGCAAGGTGGACATCGGGGTCGACGTGGCGGGTCCTGGCGAGGATGAGACGGTCATGGTGGCCCGCTGCGGGTTCCGGATTCTTGAGATCATCGGCTGGGGCAATCCAGATCCCCGCGGCGAGCTGGTGAGCGCACTCAGGCGGTATGAAGGCCGCATCGGGACTCTGAACGTTGACTCGGCCGGCATCGGCTACTACCTCCACAAACATCTGCAAGACTTGGGATTCCCGTCGAATGCGGTCAACGTGGGCGAGTCGCCGGCAGACAAAGAGCAGTTCGTAAACCTGAAAGCTGAACTGTACTGGGGTTTGCGGATGCGCGCCAAGAGCGGAGACCTGGCAGGACTCGACGACGAGACGACCATTTCCCAACTTGCCAGCATCCGGTGGAAGCCGAATAGCCGTGGGCAAACGGAGATTGAGTCCAAGGAAGCGATGCGGAAGCGCGGCGTCAAGAGCCCGGATCGGGCTGAGGCAATCATGCTGGCGTTTGCCAAAGTGTCCAAGAACGGGGCTGGGCTGCTCGAGTATTACCAGGGTGCGCTGGCGGTGCAAACTGGTGGAGATCAGGACCCGAACCCCAAGACTCCCGGCTTTAGACCTGCACCTACCGTGACCACACCCGTCAAAGCACCAGCTATGACCGCCTACAACCGCGCTATGGCTGCCCTTGCACCCCAAGACCTTTGCGATCATTGCGGCAAACCTCTCGGCGATACCGTGGTTGAAGAGGGCATACGCCGGATGCACCCGGACTGCGCAAGGCCGTCTTGGGCGTCCTGATGCTGCTTACTACTATCGGTAGTTTGCGCTACCATCGGGAGCATGAGCCAAGTAACCGTAAAAGCGTGGAAGTGTGACCGCGAGTCCTGCGGCCATGTATGGTACACCGGGAGCGATGATCCTCCCAAGTCATGCTCGAAATGCAAGAGCAAGAACTGGAACATGGAAACCATTGCCTCGCTTATCAAGTCAGGCGCGGTGAAGACGGCGAGTCATGTGTGCCCTCGTCAGGACTCAAAGAAAGTCTTTGGTCCCTCTCGCATCGAAGCGTGTTTACCTCAACTGAGAGCGCTGGACGCAATAAGCCCTTACGTCCGCCCAGCCCACGCACCGGGCTGCAAGTGCCTGATGTGCCAAGGAAAGTGATTAGGTTGATACACTAGACCACGGGAGCACACAACATGGCCTTGTGGGATGAACCGACTGAGATCAACGACGATACAGTGTTTGGTAAACGGCTGAACGACAAGGCATTGCAGAAGATGCCGGACGCTGCCGGCGGTTCAATGACGCTCCTGAATTCGCGGCATGGACTCTTGAATGCAAGGAATCGCGGCGGCGTTCGGCCTACTCTGCCAGTTCGGGACCCTGAAAATGACCGTCCTGGCCCTGATGACCGCCAACTCCCCTCCGACTTCATCCCCGACGTAGACGAAGAGCGTAACCGCTTCAGCCCTTATCAACCTGTCCAGCCTTTCGGCCCTCCATCGATCTTGGATGTACGTGAGTGGGACTACCCCACCGGCTACAACATGGAGATCGTCAACCGGCACATCATGCTTGGCGAGATGCTGCGGGGCATCGTGCGCGGCTCGGGAATCATAGCCAACGAACTGAGCGCGCGCGTTGACGAGCTGGTGAGCCTCCCGTGGAAGTTCGTCCTGAAGAACCCAGCCAAAGGTGTGAAGTCGGAAGATGACCCGCGCATCAAGGAACTCAACGCCTTCTTCAAGATGCCAGATCGGAAGATACCTTATCCGCAGTGGATGGAGATGATCTTCCGTGAGCGGTACACCATTGATGCTGCCACCGTCTACATCTGGAAGAACAGGACCGGGACAAAGCCCTACGCGCTGGAAGTGATTGACGGGAATACCATCGTGCCAAAGATCGACGACCGCGGACGTATCCCCGACTGGCCATCCCTGGCATACACGCAGATCGTCAAGGGCCTCCCGATGGACAACTTTACCGAGCGGGAGATTGTCTACATGCCCCGGCATCGGTGGGCGCAGATGCCAATCTACGGATACTCCGAGGTCGAGCAAATCCTGATGGAGGCAACTCAACAGGTTCGCAAGACGATGTACATGCTCAACTTCTGGAATGAGGGAACCTGCCCCGACGTGATGGTGTGCTGTCCGGAGAACTGGTCCGCCGAGCAGATTGCCCTCTGGCAGGGAACGTTTGACGCGCTGATGAGCGGGAACTTGAAGCTCAAGTCCAAGATGCGGTTCATCCCCGGCGGTGGAAAGCCATTCGAGATGAAGGGGTCGGCCGGCGACTTGCTCAAGAGCGAGTATGACGAGTGGATGGCTCGCATCGTTTGCCGCGCCTTCAGGACCGATCCCAAGCCCTACATCAAAGAGCCTGAGCCGCGGGCGAACTCTGAACAGCTTCAGGAGCAGATGCGCGCTCAAGGGCTCAATGGAGAGATGCTCTGGTGGTCGAGCCTGATGGAGCGCCTGATATTCCTCGGCTGGGGATGGGGCGACATCGGCCACGCGTTCGACCAGAACGAGGAAGTAGCGGCAACCGACCAAGCCACGATTGACCAAACCAACGTGAAGATCGGGGCCAGAACAATCAACGAACTACGAGACCGGGACGGTCTGGATGCGATTGAGGGTGGTGACGTGGCGATGATATACACGGGCACAGGAGCTATGCCGCTCAGTGTCCTGGCAGCACAGACCGCGCTACCTACCCCAGTCGCACCGGGCGGAGCCGGCGGGGCATCAGGACCAGGCAAGAACTCCAGCAAGCCTACTCCCACGCAAAAGGAGGCCGGGACGGAAGCCGACCGCCCTTTAGCAAAGCGGGGAAGTCACTGGAGCAGGTACTAGCTGCCTACCTGAAGCGCAAGGGGCAGGAAGCGGCCGCAGGACTCACAACTGAGAAGCTGGCGAAGGCCGACGATGAAGATAGAAAGAAGCCAGAAGATCAGGACACGATAGACGTCGTGGTGGACTGGGGCGACCTGATCCCCGAGGTGACGCCCTACCTTGAAACCGATGCAGTAGCTGGCGCCACAGAGTTTTTGACCGATCGCGGCATTGCAGAAGACTCGGACATGTGGACCAAAGTCTTGGACCAGGCGCGGCAGATGGCTCGGGAGCGCGGCGCGGAGTTGGTGGGCAAGCGCATCACAGACAAGGGCGAGATCATCGACAATCCGAACGCCAAGTGGGCGATCACGGATACCACCAGGGCCAACCTACGAGAGTTGATAAGCAAGTCCGTCGATGAGGGGTGGACGACGACCGAACTCCAGCACAACATCCTCCAGAGCGAGGACTTTAGCGCCGCGCGCGCCCTGACCAT